CTATCGGCCGGTGCGCACGTGGGTGCGTCCGACGAAAAGAAAGTGGACAAACGCAATGAGCGGGAAAACGAGGGCGACGCCGGCAACGAGCGTCCAGCCGCCGCGCGCGAACAGCGTGCTGGCGAGCGCCGAGCCGATCGCGCCGCCCACGAAGATGCTCGTCATGTAAAGCGCGTTGAGGCGGTTGCGGCTCGATGCATGCAGCGCGTAGATCTCGCGTTGGCCGAGCACCATGTTCATCTGCACCGCGAAATCGAGCGTGATGCCGGTGACGACGAGGCCGAACACGCCCCATGCCGGATGCACGAGGGCTGGCAGGAAAGACAGCGCGGCCGTCACCAGGGCGACGAGCGTGGCCCGCACGGAATGACCGGCGTCGGCCAGTCGGCCCGCCACGGGCGCGGAGGTGGCGCCGATTGCGCCCACGAGTGCGAACAGTGCGATCTCCGACTGCGTGAGCCGGTACTGGCGCGTCAGTTCGATCGGCACCGCCGTCCAGAAGAGACTGAACGTGGCAAACATGAGGCCCTGGTAGAGCGCGCGATGACGCAGCACGGGCAGGCTTCGGGTGAGCGCGACGAGCGAGCCGAGCAATTCGAGGTAAGTGGCGCGGTGCTCGGGACGGCGCTGCGGGATCGTGAGCGCGAGCACGGCCGTGACGAGCGCCATCAGAACCGCCGCGCCGCCGAACACGACGCGCCAGCCCAGGTGGTCGGCGACCACGCTCGCGAGCGGGCGTGAGAGCAGCACGCCGAGCAGCAGCCCGCCCATGATGGTGCCGACGATGCGTCCGCGCGAGTGGTCGGGCGCGAGGTGCGCCGCGAGCGGAATCAGGATCTGCACGGCGACTGAACTGAAGCCGATCAGGAAGGAGAGCACGAGAAACCAGCTTGCCGAATGTACGAGCGACGCCGCCGTGAGGCTCGCGATCGACACCAGTGCGGTCACGATCATGAGCTTGCGGTTTTCCAGCAGGTCCCCGAGCGGAACGATGAAGAACAGGCCGAGCGCATAGCCGATCTGCGTGAGCGAGACGACGAGGCTCGCGGAGTCGGCGGACATGTGGAGCGACGAGCCGATCAGCAGCGTGATCGGTTGCGCGTAGTACAGGTTCGCAACGATCGCGCCGCAAGCGAAGGCAAACAGCGCGACGAGTCCCGACGTGAGTTGGACGGAATCCGATTTGCCGCCGAGGGCGCGAGAGGGCATGGACATGTTTGCTCCTTGAGCGGTGGCCGCGTGCCACTGACGCGGAAGACTCAACAGATCGCAACGTTAGAAGAGTCGCCGGCCTTGTGGAAGCCGAACACAACGCAACCCCGCGTTGCGTAAATTGCAATGAAAGCGCAGTGTCAGGTGCAGTATGTGCAGGTCGGAGAGTCCGCGCTTTGCGAATTGCGGTCCGTTTTTTGGATTCGCACGATGTCGATTCGACGCGAGTTGTGGAGGGCGCGATTGACAATGCCGCTCACAATCGATCGGAGCGTCTGGAAGTTTGAACGATGGGCGCGTGGCGGCGGTTACTGAAGTTGCGGATCCTGTTGCACTCGCATCTTTTACGCGATGCGTGCCGGCGAAACGTTCGCGCGAAGGCATTGATGTCGTAGCAGCAGCCGGCCGCGTAAAGAGCGATCTACCGAACAGGATTGAGTGGTCCGCACAGGCGTCGGGAATGGCCTCAGCAACCCACGCTCCATGCCAAACATTGAATGACGATGACGGACTTGGCGCCTCGCACAGACGTGAGGCTCTGCGACTTTACATAATCTAAGAACTAATCGTCGCAGAAGCTAACTTAAGCTGGCGTTACACTTGTGGGAGCCAAGCCCCACAAGCGTTAGCGGGTAGCGCCAGCAGCCGAAAACCCTTGGAAAATTTTTCCAAAAGGCCCGACCAAACGGCTCGCGCCTCATCGCTTTTTGCGCGCTCCACTTGCATCGCAAAAAGAATCTCAGCCGGATCGAAGCCTGCCGCATGCGCAAGCTTGATCGCGGTTGCGTCATCAAAGTTCGATCGACCCGCGCGGTAGTTACTTATCGCACTGTGGTTGATTCCGAGCGACTTCCCAAGCGCGTAATCCGAACTGACCCCAAGCCTTTGCTTGGCAGCGTCGAGGTAGTGACTGCAAACGGTCGTCATGACGAAAAACCCCTTTTAATTCAACCCTCGTGAAGGGTACTTCAAGCTTCAAGACAGTGGAAGCGTCAAGCATCGTGACATTTCAAGGGCATTGACAGTGTCAATGCCCTTGAAATAGGATGCGTCCTGTCGCCCCGGCATCTGGCTCTCAACCCCGCCAGTGCTGGACTTGCTACCCGGCCGCCGGGGCGATGTTTCCCAAAAACATCGTTCTCGGGGTTGAACAGGGGGTGCAAAAATGGCTGTTTCTTCGCAACATATCGTTACAGGTCTCACCGATTTGCAACGGCTGGCGACGCCCGAAAAGGGCGCAATCATGTGCTTCGGCGCCGGGCACTCCACTGGCAAGCAAGCCGAATTTCGCCGCAAACCCTCCCTTAAGACCGTTTCGCCAATTCATCCCTCGGCGCTCGGCGGCTACACCATCGAAGGTCCGCTCAATCGCCGCCCGTCGCGCATCGCTCGCTCGCTCGATCATTTTTTTCACTGGCTCGGCGCGTAACCGTTATGCGCACGTCAACCGCTTTCGGGGAAATCGGGTATCGCGTCGATGACGGCGACATTGGGTATGCCGGTAATACCCACCTGTCATTCAGGCCGCAGGCCGCGCCGAGCGTCGCGCATATCCGCGCAACGGACCGCGGCGACGCAGAACTCTCCCGCATCAAGTCCATCCTCGCCACGGCGAAAGCGATCCAAGACGCGGGCCAAAGCACGAGCCCGAGCCGTTTGGACGTTGCGCCTGATGCCTATTGGGCGGGCATCAGCCGTGTAGTGCGGGGTTTCGCGTGACTCAGTTCGAACCGGGCGGCTCTACACCCGTTTGCTGGATGCCGTCTGTTTCGATCAGGTCGGCCCACTGTTCGGCGTCGATTTCGTCAGCCTCCATCTCCATTTCATTGCGGTTGGCGTATGGAACGACGGTCACGAAGAAAGTCCCGTCTTCCTCGATTGTGTCCTCAACAAAGATCTTCCCGCCTTTGTCGTTTTCCCAAACGGAATAGAGCGGTGGGCATTTGATAGTCATGATTCAAAATCTCCTCTTCAATTCGGTGAACCCGCGCATGCGCAATGGCGCGTGGCGGGAAGCGCTGCAGCGGCCGTTGCCCGGCCGCTGGAAGCGCATCATAGCGCGCCGACTGGAAGAGTTTGATCGAACGAACCACGACTGGAAAACCGGCAACGTCTTCCTGCGCGACATCGTGCAGGGCTACGCCGAAGCTGTGTTACCGCTTGATGCGACGCTGGACGATATTCGAACGTTTGCCGCACTGCGTGCCACTGACGCATACGACCTCACGGGGCGCTTCAAGGAAACGTCGATCGTCGTTGGAAAACTTGAGGCTATGTGCGAACGCTGGCACGTCAATGCCCCGCAAGGCGTTACGCCCGGTGGCCTCATAGCGAGGTTGTGTGATCCGTCGTGGTGGGCGTCGCGCCTGATCCGTATGCACAGCCAGAAGATCGAAAGCGGCGCTATCTGTCTTGGACTCGTGAGTGGTCGGGCCGATAAGTACGTGAGCAATGAGAATCTGCGCCGTCGCGAGGCGCAGAACGCGCGCAACGCCGCAATGCTCGAACGCACGCACGCGGTCAACGAGGATGGCGAGATTTTCACGCTTGCGCAGCTCTCAGATAAGACTGTCGCGAATCCTGCTATCCGTCGTGGCGAAATGATGCTGCGCATGCGCGGCATGGAAGAGATTGGCGACGAGTTCAGGTGTGCCGTGGATTGGGCCGTTATCACCGCGCCCAGCCGATTCCATGCTACGCGCGCGAATGGCATTGCCAATCCCAAGTATGACAACTCGACACCCAAAGACACGCACAACTATCTGCAGGACCAGTGGAAGAAGTGCCGCACGTGGCTCGCGCATCGCGGAGTCGAGTACTACGGAATGCGTACGGTTGAGGCCCATCAGGACGGTACGCCCCACTGGAACATCATGGTGTTCATCAAAGATCCGGACCACCGCAAGACATGGCGTCAGGCCATCACCCGCTATTTCCTTCTCAACGACTCGCCTGACGAGAAAGGTGCCGCACAGCGCCGCGTCAAGTTTGACGCGGTGACGAAAGAGAAGGGCGGCGCGTCGGCGTATATCGCAAAGTACATCAGCAAAAACATCGATGGAGTTGGCATCGAGCACGACCTTTACGGCGATCCAATCATCACGACCACGCGTCGCGTGTCGGCATGGTCAAAAACGTGGCGCATCAAGCAGTTCCAGCCAATTGGGTGCCCGCCGGTCGGCGTGTGGCGTGAGCTGCGCCGGATTGAGGAAGGTGAGGCAATGCGGGGGCCGGAGAACCTGCAGCGCGCGTGGCGCGCGGCGCAGCGTTTGGAAGGTGGCGAGGACGGCGAGAGCAAGCGGGCAGACTACGCGGAATACATCCGTGCGTATGGTGGCCCGTTCGTCAAGCGCAAGCATGCGCAACTCTGGTTGCACAAGCAGCAGCAAAAGGGGCTCGGCAAGTATGGCGAGCCCCTTGGCGAGCGCACTGCGGGAGTTGTCGCGCGCGGCGCAATCGAAGTCGATAAGGGCGGCATTGTGGGTGTCATCAAGGTAGCCGGCACGCACGTGGCTGAGGGCGTCCATCGCGAGTGGACGATCGTAAGGAGTGCGGGCGCGAACGGCGCGACCTCTCGGACCTGTGTGAATAACTGTACGCGACCGGACGCAGAGCCGGTATTTGACCACAACGCGGCCGCACCGATCGACGCTGATTTCGACGGCGCGGCCCGGAATTTCGCCGGGGGCGGCGCTTTTCGTACTGACCGGAGACCGGAATGACGACCATGAAAATTGAGTGTCCTTGCTGCGATGGCGAAATCGACGCGCGGCACACTGAAGGCCTGTCCGACACGATGCGCCGTATGTACTTCGTCTGCGACGACTGCGGCTATCGCACGCCAGCCGGATTCGAAATCTTGTACTCGCTGTCGGCGTCGGCGAAACCGCGCGCCGACATTGCGCTCGAAGTGCGGCCGTCGCCGATGTTGCGCGGCGGCGTCAACGCGCGCACGACCGTCGCACTCGCGAGGGCGGCATGAGGTTCACCATCAAATGCCCGCACTGCGGCGCGCGCGGCATCGCGCGGTCGATTGAAAAGGTCTCGCCAACGTCGTGGCTGCTCGATTTCCAGTGCGATGACGTGACGTGCGGCCACACGTACCGCACGCAGCTCGATATGTATCCGCCTGAGACGCCGATACCGCGCCGCGAGCGGCGCGAGACGGGCGCGCTCCAGTTCGACGAATAGGCAGCTCACCTCATTGCAATCAGGCCGATATCGAGTCGATATCGGCGGTCTGCTTCATCATGCTCGGGGGAGCAAATGGCAAAAATCGTAGTGGTCGGAAACTCGAAGGGCGGCACGGGCAAATCGACGAGCTCGTTGCAGTTCTCGATCGGGCTCGCACGCGAAGGCGCGCGCGTGTGGCTGGTTGATGGCGACCGGCAGGAAACGAGCGTGACCGCGATCACCATGCGGGCTCAAAGCGGACGGGCGCCGATTGCAGCGTCGGCCTACGCTAACGGCGCCACGCTGCGCGCTCAGGTACTCCAGCAGCGCGACGCGTACGATTTCGTCGTGATCGACGCGGGCGGCCGGGATTCGAGCGCGCTGCGCGCCGCACTCACGGTCTGTGATGCCGTCGTGATTCCCTGCTTGCCGCGCACGTTCGACGTGTGGGCCATGCAAGACATGGTGCAGCTCGTCGACGAAGCGCGCGCCGTCCATGATCTGAAGGCCTACGCCTTCCTCAATTCAGCAGATGCCAGCGGCGCCGACAATCGCGACGCGGAGGCCGCCATCGAAGAATTCGCACAGGTCGAGCTGCTGCCGTATCGGCTCGGCCGCCGCAAGGCCTACGCCAATGCCAGCGGTGCCGGGCTGCACGTTGAAGAAATGCCGCGACGTGACACCGTGGCTTGTGCCGAAATCGACCGGCTCACAGCTGCGGTATTTGGCGCGTAACGCAATATCGACAAACCATCATTTCGATATCGGTTCGATATCAAGTAGATGGCAAGTCGATATCAATTCGATATTCAAAGGGAAAGGCGAAAAGATGGCGATCACGAAACGACCGGCAGTCGGCGGTCAGGCGCAGAGCGCCGATGACTTTATCGCGGGCGCGCCTGACGCTGCGCACGAGCAAGCGGCCGAACCGGCACGCCGCAGGAAAGCGGTGATTAGCCTTGGTGTTGATCTGGCGCTTCTGAAACGGCTCGATGCGCGCGCCGCCAGGTTCGGGCTATCGCGCGCGGCCGCGATCAATCTTGCGATGGCTCGATTTGTAGACTCTGAGGCAGACTGATGATGCAGCTCAAAACCATGTCATTTCTTCAGGATCCCGCCACCGAGCAGGCGCTCACCGATCGGGTCGCAGTAGTTCACAAATCCCGCTCGCTCGGATGCTCATGGATAGCGCCCGTCGAACCTTCGCATGAGCTGCGCCATCTCCTTCTGTATCTGCCCGAGTTCACGTGCAGCGCGCGGGGGAAGCGTTATGAGGCCGTGCTGGTCGGCGAGATCACCCGCGTTTTGTATTTCAAAGGTCCGGTGCGCGAGGAACAAAAACTTTCTCACATCGACGTCTTTCACAAGCGGCTTTCGGATGTTATCGACCTGTCGTCCACGGTACGCGCGCTCCGGATCGGGCAGGAATGTGATGGAGCCAGCGTGAACGGGGCGCGGCGTCAGGTCATGGAGTTTGCCCGCCGGGTCGCGCCAGACAGCATGGAACTCTGCCTCGATAAAAACGCCTGGAACCTCCCAGATCGCCCAGCCATTGAGCTGTTCGCCGCCGTTGGCGGCGACATGCTCTGGGACGATAGTGAAGCATTCAAGCGCTGGCTTGTCGGCCAGTGGCTCGGGCATGATGCACACGGGCGACGCAGGTGAAATGGTCGAGCAGAATTCAAGGGTTGCCTGGGCTTCGATGGGCGCTGCTATAGGTGTTCGCATTTGTCTGAAAGAGGAAGGGTAAATTTCTCGCAGATGCATCAACGTGGCCGTATCTGGCCACAGTCGAACAAAAGCCGCTGTGTCGCGACACGCAGCGGCTTTCCTTTTTTTGGACTCGCTTATTCGCCTTTCCACCACGAGCCCTTTTTACCGTCATCGGTCGCAGGCGCCGAAACGCCTGAGTCGTCTGACTCATCCGTCGTCTGCGCGGCACAACTTGCTTTGTGGTCGGAGGTGCCGAGTTTTGCACATGCGTGCAGAGGATCAAGACCGGCCACAATTTCGCGCGTCGGCGGAAAAGTGGGCGTAAAAAAGCCGCCTGCGTAATAACACGCGGCGGCTCTTTCGATTGCCGGATTTGCCATCAGCCGTGTGCGGTGTGCTCTTGCGCTTCATTCACCGCCCGTCGCAACGCGCTCTCCGACCATTGATTGATGCTCTCGCCAGCCACAGACGCCGCGACGCTTATCGCGGCGTGGATGCCCGGATCGATGCGCAGCATCAGCCTGCCGGATGCCGGCTTATCCGGCGAGACGCCCCGCTCACGGCAATCCGACAAGTAATCATCAACCGCTTCGATGAAGGCTGTGCGCAGCTCGGACACGGACTCACCGTGGAAGCTGATGATGGAATTCACGCCGAGCACACGGCCGATGAAAATGTTGTCGCGCTCATCAAACTCGACGCGAGCGGCATAACCCTTGTAATGCATGCTGTTCATGGCTTCACTCCCGCTTGTTCAAAAAACTCCCTGGCTTCCTCTACCTGATAACGCCGCGCTTCCTTGCCGGGATGTGGCCTGTGACACCGCCACTCCTGACCATTCAACAGGATCTTGACGCGCGAACCTTCGCGCTCGATCACTTCTCCGCCAAGCGATTTCACCAGTGCTTCGATGTCGGTGAACACTACGCCGCTCAGGGTTGGCTTTGTGAAGATCGCAGCGAGGGTGCGGGCGTGTTTCGTTTTCATGCAGAAAATGATATCAAAAAATGGCATCACAATGCAAGCACAAACTGATATCACACTGCGAGGGAGCGTCATAGGCGGCCTCAGGAGCGGCCGCCGTCAGCAGGGCGGATTCACCCGGACGATGCAAACCGCGATGGCCGTGGCGAGGCTGACAGGCGGTCGGGTGGGGCGATAACGGGGCCGGGGTTGGGCGCACGCACGCCGCGACGCCGCCCCAAAAAACGCAGTCCCCCTCCCCGCCTGCCCGCTTCTAAAAGGGCTCGTTTTGACGCAGGCGCTCAGCGGCGCACAGGGCCCGCCAATGGCTGGGCTCCCCGGTTTTTAGGCCGCTACTGGTTAACGCAAGTAAACGCAAAAAGTCGCACTTTGATGGGGGCGCGTTTCCTGGGCACGGTCGATGCGCTAACTTTCCCACAGTGGCTGTCAGTCGCTGATAACTGGAGAGTGTCGATGAACAAGGATCACGTGAAGGGTACCGTCGAGAAAGCCAAAGGCAAGGTCAATGAGGCGGTCGGTCGGGCAACTGACGATCCCGAACAGGAGCTCAAGGGCGACGTTCAGCAAGCTCATGGTGAGGCCCAAAAGAAAGTTGGCGACGTGAAAGACGCTGCCAAAGATCTGAAAAAGGATCACTAAGCGGTCGACGTTCGCCTCGCTCAACGAGCCGGGCGAACGCAGGTTATGGCCACGCAACCCGTTTGTGAGAGAAGTCCATGAAACACGCCGGTCCGAGTTTCAATATTGCCGACGGATACGAGGTCTGGCTAAAGATTTCCTTTCTACCGAGTGCGCGATATCGGCCAGACGTGCGAGTAACACGCAGTCGCGACGGGCGAGTGATATTCCCTTTCGATGGTTGCCCACGACCGGCCGATTTTGCTTCGCATGCCGAGGCTGTCGAAGCTGCACACCAGTCAGCCGAGCACTGGATTCGTATTGATCAGACATCGCCTGAGTGAGCTGTAGTGCCTAGCGGTGAGCTCAGTCCAACGAGCCAAGCGAATAAGGCTCAAATCGTACGATTTCGTCGCCTGCCCAATCATTGAAGGTGAGAAATTGGGTCTGTAACGGGGTGATTTCGTTGCGGCCGAACACCTTGGCCGCCGTGTCGGCAGCGCCAAAGCCGCCCGTGTTGCTCGGGACAATGCCGAGCAGTTGCGGCGGCACGCGATGGGCCGCGAGCAGGTCGTCGCGCGTGATGTTCTTGATGTTGAAAAACTCGTCTTTCGCCGCGACTTCGCTCACCGGAATGAGTTGCAGGCCGTCTTTCTTGCCGTTCGGCGCGTAGTAGAACAGGTTACGGAAATTGCCCGGCCCCTTGGCGCTCTTGAGTGCGTCGCGCAGGGAGTCGATGTCATCCTGATCGGCGGCGGGGTCCGTCAGATACAGGATGAAGCCCGCATGGCTCCCGTTCTCGTAGTAGCGGCGGCGAAACAGCGTCGAGCTCTCGTTCAGCCAAGCGGCGTGCAGGGCGCCGAGATATTCCGGCAAGCCATACACCTCCTGATTCACGTCGGGCTCGATGAGGTGATGCACTGCGCCCGGCTCGAATTCGTGAACCACCTGCCATCCGTTCGTCTGCGCGTAGCTCACCATGTCAGTGCGACGGCGCATGTATTTGCCCGGCACCGCCTCGAAATTCAACGTTCCGCCGAGCCGGTTGCGCTGGCGTTCCATGTAGCCATTGCCGAACATCAGGAAGTCGAGCGCCCAGCGCCGGAACGCGTCGCGCGACATGAGCCTGTGCGGAATGAAGGTGGACGCGAGCACGTTGCGTTTGAAGTAAAGCGCGGACGCGTGGTGCGTACCGGCGCGGAACGACTTCGCGAGCGCGGACCAGCTAATCGGTGGCTCATACCAGCCGTTGTAGGTGACGAGCTCGGCATAGTCCAGCAGCTCGGCGCGATTCATGACCGGCGTGGGATCGCCGAACGTGAACGCGCTTGCGCCCGCCGTGCTTTTCGGTTCGGCGGTCGGCGCCCTGTTCGCCTCGTGGCGCGCGGCGCGCCTGTGACTCGCTTTCATACGGAAATCTCCATAAATCCAGAATTGCGGGCCGCCATGCCTTCAAGCGGCTCGTTTGAAATCGCGTGCAGCACCGCCCATGCAAGGTCCGCGTGTCCCGTTTCCTCGCTGCGGCCCGCCTCGTAGGTCACTTGCCGGCCGCTTGGCGTCATGGTCTTTTTGATCGACATGAAAGCGGCCGCCATGTCGGTCCAACCGGCATCAAATTGCAGGCGAGCATTGCCGACGACGGACAGACCCTTGAGCACGAGCTTTCCCTTGACCTCGGGCGAGTAGTTGAAAGCCACCGCCGCAGGATAAAACTGCTTCACGAGCTGAAAGACGCCCTGGCCGATGCCGGTTGTGTCAATCGCAATGTATGCGACGACGTAGCGCTGCGTGATTTCCTTGATCTTGGCGGCCTGCGCTTCAAAGTCCATGCCGCGAAACTGGTGTTTTTCAAGTACGCGGATGGGGCCGCCCGCCACGACCGGCGGCGCAACAACGACGAGCGCCGCGGAGTCACCGGATAGCGCCGGGTCATATCCGACCCACACCGGCCGATAGCCAAACGGGCGCGTAAGCAGCGGCTCGAAGTCCGTCCAGACCTCCCACGAATCAACCATGCAACGCTGCAAATTCGCCAGCGCGAAAATCGACGCCGTGTCGTCGATAAACTGGCACATGAGCAGATTTGCGTATTCCTCGGGGCTGTATTCAAGCTGGAGCTCGGCGAGGTCGAACAGGGTGCAGCCAGCGGCCGCGGCGTCCTCGACCGTGACAATCTGGCGCCACTGACGGTCCTCGCACAGACGCCCGCGTGCGAGCGCTTCATGCGTTACGTCGAAGTGAACGTGATCGGCTTTCGCACGGCCGCGATTGATCTGCTCGCCACTCCAGAATTTGTAGGCCTCGTGGCCGATGCTCGATGGCGTCGAAAAGTACGTTTTGCGCCATTGCTTGTGCATCGCCATGCCAGAGGCGACCTTATTCAGCGCCGTGAATTTCGGCACCCAGAAATACTCGTCGAAATAGAAATTGCCGTGATAGCTCTGCGCCGTGCGTGCGTTCGTACCAAGAAAGTAAAGGATGGCCTCGTTCGGCAATACGATCGGATCGCCGCTCAAATCAACGTCGGCGGCCTCGCGCGCAAACTGCGTGATGTACTGCTTGAATACGTGCGCCTGCGCCTTGCTGGCCGAAAGGAAAATCTGGTTGCGGCCCGTGTTGAGCGCATCGACGAGCGCTTCGCGCGCGAAATACCATGTCGCGCCGATCTGCCGCGACTTGAGAATGTTGCGCGTGCGCTGCTCTCCGTTTCGAAACCAGACCTTCTGATAGTCGAACAGCGAATCACGAAACGCCTCGTTGATCTTGCCGATCTGCTCGTCGCTGAACGTGTTGCGCGTCTGCTTTTTCTTGGGCGCTGCATTGCGCGCCTCGATGTTCGGGTTAAGGTCCGATTCCTTGCCCGTCTCGGCATACTTGCGCACACGCGCGGAGCGCTCAAGCTGCCGCATGAGCAGGTCGATTTCCTTGAAGTCGCCGGGCTCTTTCTTCTCCTTCGCCACGAGCGCATTCACGCGCATTTCGATGGTCATTTCGACCGTATCAATGGGCGATGCCTTATCCCAATTCTCGCGCTGCTTCCACGTCTCGACCGTCGAGCGATTCAGCTCAAGATGACGCGCAATAGATGACACGCGCCACCCCTGCCAGTACAGGGCGCGCGCTGCCTTTCTTGGGTCGGCATTCGTGGCCGCGTTATCCGTGATTTCAAGCATGGCCGAAGCGTAACCGGCCAACGCGCGCGCGCGCAGAAGTTCGGTTTGTACCCGGCCGCATCACGTTTTCAATTGATTGCCGTCACACGTCATCACCGGCAACATTCAGTTACACGATTTACGCCGAATCGACGAGTTCAAACTTTCCACCGGAGTGCTTATGATGTTCAAGCGCAAGCTGACTTTCCTCGCGGCCGCAGTCGGCTCCATCGCTTCGCTGTTTGCGATCGACGCACATGCAGCCACGACCACGATCACGGCAGGCATGCAGCACGCCGATGTGATCGGTGCAGTTGGCTCCGCAGCGGTGGGCGTGCTCGGCGTCGGCCAGATTGCAGCGACGGGCGGCAATCACGCCATCACGTCGAAAACGTTCCGCGTGGCTGTCGAAGGCTCGACGACGGACGGCCGCAACATCGAGCGCGCATGGATTCAGCAAATGGCCGCGCAGTACAACCCCGAGTTCTACGGCGCGCGCGTCAACTGCGAACACATTCGCGGCGTCGCACCGATGACGGGCGGCGAAGCCAGCGCGAGCCCGTTCGGCTCGTATGGCGACGTGATCGCACTCACGGCCGAGGAAATCGCAGACGGCCCGCTCAAGGGCAAGCTCGCGCTGTATGCGCAGGTTGCGCCGACGCAGGCGCTGATCGACCTCGTGAAAGCGCGCCAGAAGGTCTATTCGTCGATCGAAATCAATCCGTCTTTCGCGGACACGAAACAGGCCTATCTGATCGGCCTTGCCGTGACCGATAGCCCGGCCAGCCTCGGCACTGAAATGCTGTCGTTCGCGGCAAAGCAGGGCGATAACAACCCGCTCACGAGCCGCAAGCAGGCACCCGGCAATCTGTTCACGGCCAGCGAAGAAACCCTGCTCGAATTCGAAGCCACGACGCAGACGCCGATCGGCGCGGGCGTGGCCCTGTTCAAGCGTGTGGGCGAACTGCTCGGCATCACGAAAGAGAAGGGCGCCGCCGACGAAAAGCGCTTCGGCGATATCACGCAGGCCGTCGAAATGCTCGCGACGTTTTCGCGCGAGCAGGCCACGCGCGCCGACACCTACGCCGAACGCCTCACGAAGCTCGAAACCGAGCTCGACACCGAGCGCAAGGCGCACACCGCGACCGCTCAGGCGCTCGAAACGCTGACGACGAAGCTCTCGACGGAACCGGGCGGCACGACTCGACCGACCGCTACCGGCACGAGCGAAGGCCACAAAACGGACTGCTGATCGCGGCCGTTACCGGCAGGCTCACCCCTCAACGAATCGGAGAATCACCCTCATGCGCAACGATACCCGCGCGAAGTTCGACGCCTATCTCGGCGATATCGCGAAGCTCAACGGCGTGCCGAATGCCGCCGTGAAATTCACGGTCGATCCGTCCGTACAGCAGACGCTCGAAGGCCGCATTCAGGCGTCGAGCGAGTTCCTGAAACGTATCAACATGATCGGCGTCGACGCGCAGGCAGGCTCCAAGATCGGCCTCGGCATCGGCGCACCCATCGCGAGCACGACCGACACGAGCACGAAAGACCGCACGCCGGTCGATCCGGCGAGCCTCGACGACAACGGTTACTTTTGCACGCAGACGAATTTCGACACGGCGCTGTCGTATGCGCGTCTCGACGCGTGGGCGCACAAGCCGGAATTCCAGACCATCATTCGCGACGCGATTCTCACGCGCACCGCGCTCGATCGCATCTGCATCGGCTTCAACGGCACGAGCCGCGTCGCGACCTCGGACCGCGCAAAGAACCCGCTCCTGCAGGACGTGAACAAGGGCTGGCTCCAGAAGTTCCGCGACAACGCGGCCGATCGCGTGCTGAGCGAAGTGGTCGAAGGCTCGAAGAAAGTCACGGTCGGCACCGGCGGCGACTTCAAGAATCTCGACGCGCTCGTGCTCGACGCGCTGCAACTGCTCGACGAGTGGTATCGCGACGATCCGTCCGTCGTCGTGGTGCTCGGCAGTTCGCTGCTGCACGACAAGTATTTCCCGCTCGTGAGCAGCGCGAACGTGGCGACCGAACAGGCCGCACTCGATCTCGTCATCAGCGGCAAGCGCATCGGTGGCAAGCAGGCCGTGAGCGCGCCTTTCATGCCCGCCGACAAGATGCTGATCACGCGCCTCGACAACCTGTCGATTTACTACCAGAACGGCGGCCGCCGTCGTTCGGTGATCGACAACCCGAAGCGCGACCAGATCGAGAACTACGAGTCGAGCAACGAAGCGTATGTCGTGGAGGATTACGGCTGTGGCGCCGTCGTCGAGAACATCGCAATGGCGGCGGCGGTCTGACCATGACGAGCCCCGCACGCCGACACCAGGCACGCATTCGCGCCGAGCGCGCGGCCGCTTCGGCGGCGCCCGGCGAGTCGCTGGCAGGCGCGAGCCAGTACGAGCTCATGCTTGCGAAGCTGCTCACCGACATTCGCCGCCTGCACGCGATTCAGTCTGTCGCCCGCAAGATCGACGTGAAGCGCGAAGTGCTGCCCGAGTACGCCGACTATGTGACCGGCTCGCTCAAGGGCGGGCGGGGCGCGCAAGACGAAGTGCTCACCACGGTGATGATCTGGCGTATCGACGCAGGCGACTACGGCGGCGCGCTCGAAATCGCTCGCTACGCGCTGCAACACGGGCTGACGCTGCCTGCGCGCTACGAGCGCAGCACGGCCGCCGTGCTCGCCGAGCAGTTCGCCGACGCTGCGCTCACTGCGCTGCGCGACGGCGGCACGTTCGACGCCGACCAGCTCAACGAAGTGCGCGAGCTGACCGACGGCACGGACATGCACGACCAGATTCGCGCGAAGCTGCACAAGGCGCTTGGCCTCGCATTCATGAAGGCTATCGCCGACGAAAGCCTCGACGATCTGACCGACTACGGCCGCGCGCGTGCCGCACTGCAATGCCTCGAAACGGCATTGAAGCTCGATGCACGAGCCGGAGTGAAACAGAACATCAACCGCCTGCAAACGCAGGTGGAAGATGCGGACGGCCGCCGGGCCGCCCGCACGTAAAGAGCCCCCCCGGCAATGGCGGCACCGGCGTTCACTCCCAACACCTGACGGCAACGGGATTCGAACGCCGGTCCACCGCCACCTATTTCCCTGGTCGCATGCCCTGACATGAGCAGCTTTCTCGCTACCGCAGACACCGGCACCGCGGCGCCCGCGTCCGCCGCCGACACGCTGAAAAACGACGGCTGGTTTCCCGACGTCGAGCTCGGCGCGCTGCGCGAGCAGATGAAGATCGACGGAAACGTGACGTATGCGCGCCTGCGCCCGGCCGCGCTCGACGCGATGGCGAGCTGCAACGCGGAATTGCGCTCGTGGCAGGTGAAACAGCTCGCGGCCGGATACGCAGAGCTCGCGGCCGTTCCCGCGCCGCAGCTCGGCGGCGAGAGCACGCACGTTATCCGCTACCGCCGCGCCGTGTTCAACCTCGTGCGCGCCGATCTGACCGAGCAGTATCGCGGCCTCGATACGACGAAATCGGGCGGCCAGAAGGCCGAAGAACTCGAAGCCACGATCTGCGAAGCGCGCCGCAATGTGCGCATCGCGCTCGCCGACATTCGCGGCATCCGCCGCACCACGGTCGAGCTGATCTGATGAAGATCGTCGCGCGCCAGGGCGATACCGTCGATGCGATCTGCTGGCGTTACTACGGCCGCACGGACGGCACCGTTGAAACGGTACTTGAAGCGAATGAAGGCCTCGCCGACCTCGGCGCCGTGCTGCCTTCCGGCACCGTCGTCGAGCTGCCTGATTTCGACAAGGTGCAAAGCAGCTCGACGCTACTGCAACTGTTTGACTGACACCGGAGCCGCACGCATGGCAGAACCCAACACCACCGCCGCCGCAGCGATCGCCGCGATCGGCGTCGCCGGGCTCGCGCCGGGCATCGACGGCAACGCCCTGATTGGCGCGTTCACGGGCGCCGCGCTCGTCGTCGTCACGTCCAAAGACCTCGGAATTTTCCGGCGGCTCGCGTACCTGCTGATTTCGCTCGTGATGGGCTACATCGCCGCGCCGGAAATCGTCAACGCGACGCCTGTGCATTCCACGGGCGTGGCGGCGTTCTTCGCGGCCGCGCTTGTCATCACCGTCACGCTGCAACTGATCGAGCGCGTGAAAACCGTCGATCTGCTCGCGTTCCTCAATCGGGGCAAGGGGGACTGACATGCACATTACGTTCGCGCTGATCGCACTCGCGGCGCAGCTCGCGGCCGTCGCGTGCCTGCTGCTCTATCGCCGCAACGGCGCGCGCCACCGGCATCACGTTTCATGGCTCGCGTGGCTGCTCGTTGTCGTGCTCGGCGGCTCGTCGATCGAGCTCGCATTGCACGCGAAGCACGTCGGCCTGTTCGACGCGGGCAAGTCGGTGATGCTCGCCCTGTTTGTGTTCAAGTCGCGCGGCAACGTGGCGCGACTGCTGCGGAGTGAATCCCGATGAAAACCCATGTGCTCGGCGACCACGGCGCCGATGTTGGCCTGCTGCAATCGCGCCTGGTCCGCGCGGGCTACGCGCTCGTCGTCTCGCACGTCTACGACGCCGCAACCGAAGCGGCCGTGATGACCTTGCAGAAGAAAACCGGCCTCGTCGTGGACGGCATAGCAGGCCAGAAAACCTATGCCGCACTGGCGACCGGCCAGCGCGATCCGAAGCACCTCGCCGACGCCGACCTCGTGCGGGCCGCCGACACGCTCGGCGTGCCGCTCGCGTGCGTGCGCGCCGTGAATGAAGTCGAAACGACCGGCTCGGGCTACCTCGTCGACGGCCGCCCGAAAATCCTTTTCGAGCGCCACGTTTTCTGGCGTCGGCTCAAGGCGTACGGCATTGATCCCGCACCGTACGCGGCGATGCAGCCTGGCATCGTGTCTCAGACACCCGGCGGTTATCAGGGCGGGACGGCTGAATACGTCCGCCTCGCCTGCGCCGAGCTGATCCACCCGGCGGCCGCATACGAGTCGGCAAGCTGGGGCGCGTTTCAGGTGATGGGCGAAAACTGGCAACGGCTGGGCTATACGAGCAGCGACGAGTTCGTGAGCCGCATGGAGAACAGCGAAGCCGACCAGCTCGACGCCTTCGTGCGCTTCGTGGCGGCCGACAGTGGGCTCGTCGCGGCGCTCAAGGCGCGGAAGTGGGCGGCGTTCGCGAAGGGCTACAACGGGCCGGATTTCGCGCGCAATCTGTACGACGTGAAGCTCTCCCGCGCGTATGACAAATACGCCGCCACCGAACAGGCGGCCGCATGAATGCGCTCGTGGCGAAGCTCATCGCGTGCGCCGTCGCGGGCGCGGTGCTCGTCGGCGGCGTGCTCTACGTGCGCGCGCTGCGCGCGGAGCTGACCGACACGAATCACCAGCTCGACGACGCTCGCCAGCAGATTGCGGGCCGCGACAAGACGATCAAGGGTTTGCGCGACGATTCGAAAGAGAAGGGCGCGCAACAGCAGCAGCTCGACGACTCAACCGGCCGCGTAGGCGCAAAGCTCGCCCAGGCGCGTCAGGATATCCGCAAGGTGATCAATGAAAATCCGACTGTCCGCTCGTGGGCTGATACCCCTTTGCCTGCTGACGTTATCCGCGTGTCAGGTAGCGCCGCCGCCACCGGCGCCGACGCTTTCAGTGCAGGAATGCCAGCGGGTGAACCGCTGCACGCTTCCGGCGACGGCGCCGACGACTAACGGCGAGCTCGCGCACGCGCTGCTGACCGTCAAGGGCGCCTGGGCGCTGTGCGCGGCCAAGGTGGACATGATCGTTGACTGTCAGGCGAAAGTGCAGGCGAAGATCGACGCGGAGACGGCGCAGGCCGATAAGGGCGGCCATGATTAAGCCCGCGAGCCTTCGCGCCGCGATCACGGCCGCGATTCCCGACGTGGCGACGAACCCGGAAAAGCTCACCGTATTCATCGACTCGGGACTGCTCGCCGCCACTGCCGGCCGCTCGCTGTCGTTCGAATACCGCTACACGCTCAATGTGTTGCTGCTTGATTTCGCGGGCGACTCCGATCTGCTTTTCGTCGCGATCCTCGAATGGGTGCGCGTGCATCAAAACGACCTCGTGACAAACCTCGACGAGCGCGAACGCGGCATCACTTACGAAATCGACATACTCGACAACCAGACCGCCGACGTGTCAATCAAGCTGATGCTGACCGAGAGCGTAGTCGTGAAATCCGCCGCCGACGGCACGCGCACCATCACGCACGTTGACGACTCGAAGAAGCCTGATTTTGTCGCGTGGCAGTGGCATGCCGACGCGCCTGTGCGAACGCCGGAAGAACTCGCCAGCAGTGGAAGCGATAGCGCGGAGCCCAAAGCGTGAGCGATGATCTGCAAGCGCTGGAACAGTGGGCGAGTGCTCTGCTTTCGCGGCTCGCGGCGCCGGAGCGGCGCAAGATCATGCTCGACGTGGCGCGCGATCTGCGCCGCAGCCAGCAGGCGCGCATCAGCGCGCAGCAGAACCCGGACGGCTCGAAGTACACCGCGCGCAAGACGCGCAAAGGCAAGAGTCTGCGCGGCAAAGCGGGCCGCGTGAAACGCGCGGCCATGTTCGCGAAGCTGCGCACCGCGCGATACATGACGGTCGAAGCCACGGCAGACGGCCTCGCGCTCGGCTTCTCTGGACGCGTAGCGCGCATCGCCCGCGTTCACCAACTCGGCGAGCTTGCGCCCGTGGCGCCCGGCGGGCCGAACGCACAATATCCAGCGCGCCGACTGCTCGGGTTCACTGATGCTGATCGCGAGCTGATACGCGATCAACTGTTACACCACCTCAGGAAGGGTGCCGCGATATAGGGGCAGGGTCGGCGCCGTGTAACAACATTGCTTGAACTAGCTTCGATGACAGGGCGGGCGCCGTGTTTTTAGTCGGCGCTGGTGATTAGCGAGCGCTGGGCGTGGAAAGATTTGAAAACTTTTTCTGTACAAATCTCGGAATACGCGTAGGATGAAGTCGTTGATTGCCCCGCGCGCCCTTCCTGGCATTTCCAGCCACCCTTCCCATCGGAATCGCGCCGCTCACTCTCATCACAGGCCGAACACCGCGGCCGATTGTGCGGGAACTCAAACGAGTCGCTTGCACCTTTTCCTGCTATGCCGCGTGGTGATGCGGTCTCAAAGGTTTCCCCATGACAACCGGTTTTCGCCTCTATCGTGGACTTGAGGTCTACCCTCTGGTCTTTCCGCATCGCGCCACCGCGCCCGGTGTAACGCATAACTACGACGAAGGCTTTGATGCCGCCGTGCGTATCAACAAACCTGAAAGCTTCGGGGGGACACCGGGTAGCCGCGTATTCAGGCTCGTTGTCAAAAGACCGTTCGAGAACGCTGGCGACGCGCGACGCGCCTCGGCTGCATATGCAGAGCGATTGATCGATTCGTGCCCGGCGAACACCGACATCCTCGATCTCGCTTTGTGAGAGCACCGTTTTTCTCGCGAAGAATTGCATCGCACCTGGAGTAAGAACGCAAGCAACTCGGAGGGGAAATGGACAGGACGGAGTTGTTGGAGCAGATTCGACGCGACGCGCCCGGCATTGTCGATGGGTTTCTTCCGCTGGACGCGCAGGCAGAGTTGGATCAGGTCATTCGCGACGGCCACCACGACGTTGACACGAAAGCCTATCTGATGTTCATGTCGGTGCGTGCGATGCTACGCAAGGCTGGAATGCCGAGTTTCGACTCAGACAGTGAAGCTGCCCAGATCATGGCTCTTTTGAGAACCTGAATTCTTCATCCCCTGAGGCGCCGATCGTGGTCGAAGTAGGGCAGCAGCTGAGCAAGGAAAGTATATGCATTTCAATTCCACTCGATTCCTTATCGACCCAACGCCGCGAAAAGCCGACGGCGAGTTCATTGCCCATGCGCGCATCAGCACGAGCCGTGCAGACGGAAGCGAGGACGACATTCATCTGAGTGGCGATCTCGCTGGGTTTGACTTGCGCGAGGACGCCATTGCATTCGCGAAGATGTGGGCTCAGGAATGGCTCGGCTCGCGCTTCGGCTAAATCCCTCGGCCAATGCGGCGACGGCTGCCCGCGCTGCGAGGTGACGTCAGCATCGTGAGCCGCAACCCTTGCGTTTTCTGCCATTCTGCCGTCCCGCAAAAGGGCTGTCGAAGAGCGCATCGCCTATTTCAATTTCGTGAAATTGCGCGTCTTTAAATTGCCGTTGCGGAGGTGTCATGAAGGCGAGTCGTGAAAATCTGATTGATCTTCTTCGAACTACACATTTCGCAGGGCAGCTTCCGGTGAGGCTGCTAAGAAGATTTTCTGCGCACCAGTCAAATCCGGGCATTCAGTCAGAGCCTGTCAAAGCATTTCTATCGACGGCGTTAGTGCACCAATCGCTGCTATCTCAGTGTCTATCGCGAATAGACGGCACCTCTGAATCTCGCCGGTTGAGCGAGAATGAAAATTCAGGGGAAGAGAATCGTGAAGATATCATCGGACTCCATGTCAGTGGCGAATTGATACAACTTCGCTCTAGCGTACTGCAGCAAATTGAGCTTCTCTGCTCCGTGATCGACGCAGCTGAGTCCACCGGTTTTTTCGAGACAAAGCTGGTGTGCGAGGGAATTCTGACCGAGAAGGCATCGCTGGCCAGCAGGCTGGCTTCGATGATTTCTGTTGAAGATGCGTTGTCGGCCGCCCCATGCGCCCCGCGCAGGGACCATCTCTCGTCTTCCGAAGGCGAAAATCAGTAATCAACTCGCTTCGCCGCACGCAAAATTTATCGCTAAATCGATATGACACCAGCGGCTGATCGTCGAAGAGCTTGTGGATCAGCTCTGAACGTTAGCTGCCCTTTGCCTGTAGTCATCACCCTCTTGTTTTTGTACCCAGTCAGCTCACATTGACCGCCGCTCGCCTCGCGCGAGCGCTATCGGCAACATGAGCGGTATGGACGCCAACGAATTCCGCCGCCTCATCGTCAATCTGATCCGCAAGGGATCGGTGTTCGACGTTGACCTCACCAGCACGCCGCCGACGTGCCGCGTTTCTGTTGGCGACCCCGACGACACGGAAAGCCCCGGCCTGCAAACCAACTGGATTCCATTCATCACGCTGCGAGCGGGCAACACCCGCGAGTGGAACCCGCTGACGAAGGGCGAACAGGTCATTCTCTTTTGCCCGATGGGCGACCCCGCGCAGGGCGTCGCGCTCGCGGGCCTCAATTCCGAAACGTTCCCGGCACCGAGCAACAGCGCGGACAAGCACATGCGCGTCTATCCGGACGGCGCAACGCTCGAATACGACCACGCCGCGCATACGCTCACCGCAACCCTGCCCGAAGCCGCCACGGTGTTGATCGTGGCACCGGGCGCGGTCAACGTGCAGACGAAGCAGGCCACCGTACAGGCCGACACCATCACGCTCGATGGCGACGCCACCGTGACGAAATCGCTCACGGTCAAAGGCCCGTTTGCGTTCGAAAACGGCATGAGCGGGAAGGCGGGCGAGAGCGGCGGCCCGGCCGCCATCATTTCCGGCACCGTTGCCGTGAGCGATGACGTGATCGCAGGCGGAAAGAGCTCCGCGCATCACACGCACCGCGAGCAGGGCGACGGCGAACTCGTGGGCGAACCGCAATGAAAGGCATGAACGCATCGACGGGGCGCTCGATTGCCGACCTCGACCACCTCTATCAATCCGTCTCGAAGATTCTGACGACGCCGCTCGCGTCGTGCGTCAAGCGCCGCACGTTCGGCTCTGAAATTCCCGACCTCGTCGACGCGCCGTTCAATGGCGCGACGCGCACGCGCCTCTATGCAGCCGTCGCCACCGCGATCATGAAATGGGAGCCGCGCATTGTGCTCACGCGCGTGCAGCTCAACACCGACGACACGACCGACGACGACGGCGCTCAGGTGATCGACCTCGAAGGCTATACGACCGAATCGGGCGACGCGGTGCGCACCAGCGTGAACCTCAACCAGCCGAGTGCCGCATGACGACCGCCTCTCTTATCGACCTGTCGAGCCTGCCGGTTCCCGACGCGCTCGAAGTGCTCAACTTCGAAACCATCTACGCCGAGCGCAAGGCCGCACTGATCGCGCTTTGGCCCGGCGACGAGCAGGCCGAGATCGCCGCGACCGTCGAGCTCGAATCCGAACCGCTTGCGCGTCTGTTGCAGGAAAACTGCTATCGCGAGCTCGTATGGCGCCAGCGCGTGAACGACGCCGTGCGCGCCGTGATGCTCGCCTTCGCGAACGGAAACGACCTCGACCAGCGCGCCGCGCTCTTTGGCCTCGCGCGCCTGCTCGTCACGCCCGCCGACACCGTGAACAACATCGCGGCCGTCTACGAAAGCAACGACGATCTGCGCCTGCGCGTGCAGCTCGCGCCGCAGGGTTTCAGCGTGGCGGGACCGGCGGCCGCCTACGAGTCGAAAGCGCTGGCCGTCGACGGCCGGCTGCTCGACGCCACCGCGACGCGTCCGCGTCCGGGCGACATACTCGTGACGCTGCTCTCGCGCGAAGGTGACGGAACCGTTGATGACGAGCTGTGCGCCGCCGTGCGCGACGCGCTGAGCGCCGAAGATCAACGGCCGATGAACGACACCGTAGACGTGCGCTCTGCCGATATCGTTCGCTATCGCATTCACGCGAAGGGCTACACGCGCTCGGCCGTGGGCGCCGACGTGCTGATCGCACAGGCGCAGCTCAACGCGCAGGCCTACGCCGACAAGGTGCGCCGCCTCGGCGTGGGCGTCGCCGAATCCGGCATCAAGGGCGTATGCCAGGCCGCAGGCCTGACGAAAACCGAGCTGATCGAGCCCGCTGGCGATATCGCGATCGACGCGACGCAGGCCTCGTATTGCTACGAAATCGTCATCGAATACGGCGGGATCTATGCCTGATCTTTTGCCACCGAACGCGACGCCGCTCGAAAAGCGCACCGCGACCGCGCTCGCGGTCGTGGATTCGATTCCGACGATGACGCGCGAATACTGGAACCCCGACGACTGCCCGGCCGAGCTGCTGCCGTATCTGGCCGCCGAAGTGTCAGTCGATGGCTGGGAGCTCGCCGAGTCCGACGAAGCCCGGCGCGCGCTCATCAAGGGCGCCATCCAGCTCCACCAGAAACGCGGTACGCCGTGGGCGGTGCGCGAAGTAATTCGCCGCCTCGGGTTCGGTGAAATCGACCTCGTCGAAGGCCGCAATGTGCGCCGCCGTGATGGCACCGCGCGCTATTCCGGCGAGTGGGTTCACGGCAACGAAAACGGCGAATGGGCGCAATACATCGTCCGTCTGCATCAGGCGATCACGCTCGATCAGGCCGACAACCTTCGCGCGGTGCTGGAGCGCTATGCGCCCAAGCGCTCGGAGCTCTACCGCCTCGACTACAGCCAGGCACCGCTACGCCGCAACCGTCAGGGCCGCTATGACGGCCAGTACACCAGAGGGAGCATTAACGTATGACGACCAACCTGACCGAAACCGCCCAATGGGAGGACGGCATTCGCCAGTTCGAAACGTCCGACCCGGTAGAAGGCGGCCCGGATGGCGTCGACAACATTCCGACGCGCCAACTTGCGAACCGCACGAGCTGGCTGCGCCGCGTGTTGCAGTTCGGTCGCACGACGTGGATCGCGGACACCGGCACGAAAAACAACATCGTTGCGAACCTCGTGCCCGCCGTGACTGAATTGCTTGACGGCATGGAAGCGTGTTTCCGCGTCGCGTTCACGAACGACAACGCATGCACGTTCACACCGAACAGCGCGGCGGGCAGCACGATTCCGAAGCTGCCGCTCTACGCCGCCGACCATGCCGACCTCGGCAAAGGCGATCTGCCCGGCGGTGCGAACGTGCGCGCCCGGCTCGACACGACGCTGAACAAGGCAGGCGGCGGGGCGTGGGTGATCCAGTCGATTTCTGGCGGCATGGCGCGCATCGTCACGCCGCCCGTTGGCGACGCCTCGACGCGCGCCGCGAACATGGCGGCCGTGTTCGCCGCAACGGACGGACGGCAGGTGATCGACATGAGCGGCGACGCCGCGACGATCACGCTGACGGCCTCGCAGTACGGCGTCGCCATGCTCACGCTGACCGGCGAGCTCAAGGCCTCGAAAGACCTCGTTTTCCCGGCGCAATCGGGCCAGTGGATTATCGAGAACAGCACGACCGGCAATTACAACGTCACGGCGAAGGTAGACGGCGGCTCGGGCGTCGTCATCGCCGCAGGCGCGCCCGTGATCGTCTGTAGCGATGCCGCCGCGATGAAGCTCGCGAGCGCGGGCGGGCAGGCGGGTTTTCGTGCTGTACCGCTCACGGGCATCGTCGGCAACACGATCAACATTGTGGGCGGCTATACACCGGGCGCCGTGCTGCTCGAACGCAACGGCGCATTCCAGCAGCCAGGCACCGCGGCGTCGCCTGATTTCATCGCGACGGACGGCCTGACGATCAAGCTCACCACGGCCGCGACGGCAGACGAGCAGTTCACCGCCTACGTGTTCGGCACGTTCAGCGTCGCCGATGCCGTGAAGAAGTCGGGCGATGCGATGGGCGGTCCGCTCGCGCTCTACGCGGGTTCGACCGTCTCGCCCCCGGTCCCAGGCGACGACAGCCAGAACGTGATCAATTCGGCATGGTTCAAGAGCGAAGCGGCCGCCGAGACGAACGCCGGGACGGCCAGGGTTGCCACGCTGGCGCAGACCACCGCAGGCACCGACGACGCGACGATCGTCACGCCGAAGAAGCTGCGCGCGGGTTTTGCGCTTTCACTCGGCCTGAACGGCTATGTCGCATTTCCGACGTGGCTGGGCGGCCTGATTTTCCAGTGGGGCACTGCAACGGCGCCTTCCGCCGGTTACGTCGATATCACCTATCCCGTCGCATTCCCGACGAAATGGCTTACGGGACTGGTGACGGCGCGTAGCAATTCGGCCGCTACCGGTGCCTATTCTGCGCAGTGGGATGACGGCACAAACTGGAGTTCCCTGACCGTCGCGCGCATTGACTTCCGTTACAACAATGCCGCCTACACGGGCAATTTCATGTGGTTTGCCTTGGGCTACTAATCATTGGTGAAATCAGAAAATGAGTCTCGCATCCAATCTCGCCGCACTCGCGCGGCTTCTCACGGCCGCCGCAAGCGGCATTGTGAGCGGGAAGGCACCGGCGGCAGGCGACAGCAGCACGGCGCTCATCAATTCCGCGTGGTTCAAGGCCGAACAGGCTGCCGAAGCCACCCAAGGCACGGCGAAAGTTGCCACGCAGGCGCAGACCACCGCGGGCACCGATGACGCGACGATCGTCACGCCGAAGAAGCTGCGCGCCGGGTTTGCATTCACCGGCGGCACGAACGGTTATTTCGCGTTTCCGACGTGGCTCGGCGGCCTGATTATCCAGTGGGGCTACTACAGCGGAACCGGGACGGCCGACGTCGTCACGCTGCCGCTCGCCTACCCGAACGGCCAGTTCGGGGCGTGGGCTTCTGATACCGGCACAGGAATTCACTCTTGTGTTGTGTCGGGCATGAGCAAGACCGCCATCACGGTTTATGGCGGTGCGCCCAGCGGCACGAGCGGCATCGGAACATTTTCCGCAACCAATTACCGCTATCTCAGCATCGGATACTGAAATCATGGGTCAAAAATTCGCTACCTACGACGCCACCGGCGCCATCACCGGCTATTACGACGACGCAATCAGCGCGCCGCCCGCCGGTTCGCAATTCGTGAAGCTCACGGCCGACGAGTATCGCGCCATGCTCGACGGCCAGTCGGAAGGTAAGCGCGCAAGCATCGACGCGAGCGGCAATCCCGTGCTGCTCGATCCGCCGGAGCTCACGGGCGACGCGCTCGCCGAGCTCAAGCGCGCGGCGCGCAACGCGGCCATCACCGCCACCGACTGGATCGTTGCACGCCATCAGGACGAGCTCGCGCTGGGCGGCGCGACCACGCTCACGGCTGAGCAGTACGCGGCGCTGCTCGCGTATCGCAAGACGTTGCGCGATCTGCCCGACTCGGCGAGCTGGCCGGGCGTGGAGCTGCCGGCCGTTCCCGACTTCGTCACGGCCATGTAACGGCCACGCCTTTTTCAATATCAACAGGAGAAACCGAACATGGCGCAGGACTATCACCACGGCGTGCGCGTGCTGGAAATCAACGACGGCACGCGGCCGATCCGCACCGTATCGACGGCCGTGCTCGGCCTCGTCGCGACGGCCGAAGATGCGGACGCGGCGACGTTCCCGCTCAATACGCCTGTGCTCATCACGAACGTGAATTCGGCACTCGGCAAGGCTGGCACGAAAGGCACGCTCTACAAGGCATTGAAAGCCATCAGCCTGCAAACGAAGCCCGTGACCGTCGTGGTGCGCGTGGCCGAAGGCGCGGACGATGCAGAAACCACGTCGAACGTGATCGGCACGGTGACGGCCGAAGGCAAATACACGGGCGCGATGGCGCTCATGACCGCGCAAACGAAATTCGGCGTCAAGCCGCGGATTCTCGGCGCACCGTTCCTTGACACGCAGGCCGTAACGAACCAGCTCGCCACGATCGCGCAATCGGTGCGCGGTTTCGTCTACGCCTTCGCGAACGGCTGCAAGACGAAGGAAGAAGCGACGACCTACCGCAAGCAGTTCGGCCAGCGCGAAGTGATGGTGATCTGGCCGAATTTCACGGCATGGGATGACACGGCCAACGCCGACGTCGAATATCCGGCCGTGGCGTTCGCGATGGGACTGCGCGCGAAGATCGACAACGACACGGGCTGGCACAAAACGCTGTCCAACGTCGTGGTGAATGGCGCGACCGGTATCACCGCAGACGTTTCGTGGGATCTGCAAGACCCGGCAACGGATGCGGGCTACCTCAACGAACAGGACGTGACGACACTCGTGAACCGCGACGGCTACCGCTTCTGGGGCTCGCGCACCTGCACCGACGACACGAATTTCGCGTTCGAAAACTACACGCGCACGGCTCAGGTGATCGCGGATTCGATCGCAGAAGCGCAGGCGCCGATCGTCGACGGTCCGCTCAATCCCTCGCTGCCGCGCGACATTATCGAGAGCATCAACGCGAAGTTCCGTAGCTGGACCTCGCTGGGCTATCTGATCGGCGGTTCGTCGTGGTGGGACGCCGAGCCGAACACCACCGACGAATTGAAGTCGGGCGGCGCGTACATTGACTACGACTACACGCCCGTGCCGCCGCTCGAAAATCTCAAACTGCGCCAGCGCATCACCGACCGCTATCTCGCCGACTTCGCGTCGCGCGTGACGGCTTAATTCCGGCTCGACACAGGAGAAATTGCGATGGCAATGCCGAGCAAACTGAAAGGGTTCAACCTCTTTCACAACGGCGAAAACTTCGTCGGCAAGATTCCCGAAGTGCAGCTTCCGAAGCTCACGCGCAAGACCGAGGACTATCAGGGCGGCGGCATGGGCGGCCCGATCAAGATCGACTTTGGCCAGGAAGCCATCCAGATGGAATGGACGGCAGGCGGTTTCATGAAGTCGGTATTGCAGCAGTACGGCACGCTCAAGCATGACGGCGTGCTGCTGCGTTTCGCGGGCGGCTATCAGGCCGAAGATTCCGACACGTACGACGCCGTCGAAATTGTGGTTCGTGGCCGCCATACCGAAATCGACCCCGGCACCGCAAAAGCCAAAGACGACACCGCGTTCAAGGTGACGACGGCGGCCAGCTACTACAAGCTGTCCATGAATGGCGAAGACCTCATCGAAATCGACTTCGTGAACATGATCGAAAAGATCAACGGCACCGATCTGTTGCAGGCGCTTCGCACGGCGATCGGCCTGTAACGCGGCGAGCGCGGGCGGGCCACGGCTCGAATCAGGCCGCCGCGCATCTCAAACCCCTCTCCCTATCGCACACCATGAAAACGAACACTCAAGCCAGCATTGCCCCGGAAAGCGCCTCGCAGAACGATCAAGCAGAGAAGGGCGCTGACAATGGCGCAACGCCGCCCGAGAAAGACCCGAACACGGTCGTGCTCGACACGCCGATCGTGCGCGGCAAGCAGACCATCAGCGAAATCACGCTGCGCAAACCGCGCTCGGGCGAGCTGCGCGGCGTGTCGCTGCAAGACCTCGTGAATCTCGACGTGATCGCACTTTCGAAGGTGCTCCCGCGCATCAGCTCGCCGACGCTGACCGAGCACGACGTTGCGCAGCTCGACCCCGCCGACCTCGTGCAACTGGGAGGTGTGTTCGCCGGTTTTTTGTGGCCGAAGGCAGTGAAAGCGAGCATGGAATCCCTGAACGGGTAGAAGATGCGATGGCCGATATCGCGACCGTGTTCGGCGGCTGGACGCCCGCCATGATGGACGGGTTCGGCCTGGCGGAATTGATGGACTGGCGCGAGCGCGCGCGCGTGAGAAGCGGAAACGGAAACGATGGATAACGCCCTGAAACTTCGCGTCGTCTTTGACATGGTCGACAAGATGACGAAGCCCCTCAAAACCATTCTCGCCGGTAACAAGGGGCTCGCCGGTTCGCTCAAGGAAACGCGGCGCGAGCTGGCCGAAATGGGCAAAACGCAGAAGGCCATCGGCGAGTTTCGCCAGATGCGCAGCGGGCTCGAAGCCACCAATACGCGACTTGGCGATGCCACGGCCCGCGTGAAGGCGCTTTCGGGCTCGCTGCGCGCGTTCGGCCCGCCTTCGCAGCAGATGACGGCCGAGCTCGCGAAGGCGCGGCAGGCCGCCTCACTGCTGCGCGCAGAACAGAAACAGCAGACCAACGGATTGCAGGAGCTGCGCACGCGCCTGAGCGGCGCCGGGATCGACACGCGCAACCTCTCGCAGCACGAACGCGACCTGCGCGGCAACATGACGGCGACCACGACCGCCATGAACGACCAGATGCGCAAGCTCGAAGCGCTCGGCGAGCGCGAGAAGCGCGTCGGCGCAGCACGCAAGAGCATGCAGAAAATGCTGGGCGTAGCGGCCGGTATGGCCGTGGGCGGCTACGCAGCGAAATCGACCGGCTCGCACATTTTCGGCGACCTGCACGAATCGCTCGATCAGGCCAAGGAATACCAGCGCGAAGCGATGCGAATCAAGGCGCTCGGCCTCGGCGATCACGCCTCGGCGAATGCCGTCAAATACGCGAGCTCGATGAACACCTACGGCGTCTCCACCAACGACAACATGGTGATGATGCGCGACGCCCTGAGCATTTTCGCCGACGAGCATCACGCGCAGATGGTGATGCCAACGCTCGCGAAAATGAAGTTCGCCAACGATTCGATGTTCGGTGCAGAGGACGCGCACGCGAACGAAGAAAAATTCATGAACATGCTCAAGGTGATCGAGCTGCGCGGCGGCACGAAAAACGAAGGCACGTTCAAGGATGAAGCGAACATGGTGCAGAAGGTCATCACGGCGACGGGCGGTCGCGTCGGCGGTGACGAGTGGCGCAACTTCATTCAAACCGGCGGCGTCGCGGCGAAGCAGTTGCGCAAGGATGCGTTCTACTACCAGATGGAGCCGCTGATTCAGGAAATGGGCGGCCATGCTGTCGGCACGGGCCTCATGTCCGCATACAGCAACGTCTACCAGGGCAAAACGACTGTGCGCGCGGCCAGGCAGATGATGGCGCTCGGGCTGCTCGATCCGAAGATGGTCGAGTACACCAAGATCGGCACGATCAAGCAGGTGAAGCCGGGCGCACTTGCGGGCGGCGACCAGCTCAAGGCCTCGCCGCTCGAATGGCTCGAAAAGGTGCTGCTTCCGAAGCTCGCGGCGAAAGGGATCACTGACCCGGACAAGGTCAAAGACATGATCTCGACGATTTTCACGAATCGCACGGCCGCGAATCTCTTTACCACCATGTACATGCAGCGCGACCAGATTCACAAGTCGGAACGCCTCAACACGGGCGCCGATGGCGTCGACGAAGGCGCTGCGAAAGGCCGTGAACTTGCGCAAGGACGCGAGCTCGAAACATTGCACCAACTGAAGGATCTGCAAGGCCAGATAGGCGAAAAGATCCTGCCGTCATACAACGCAGCGCTCGACATCACGGCGAATGCGACCGCGAAGGTCGTCGGATTCATGAAAGAGCACGGCACGGCCGCGCGCGTAGTCCTGACGGCACTCGCGGCGCTCGCCGCGATTCTCGTCGTGTGCGGCACCCTCACGATTGCGCTCGCGGGCGTGCTTGGGCCGATGGCGGTCGTGAAATTCAGCATGCAAACGCTCGGCATGCAGGGCGGCTTGCTCGCGCGTTCGCTCGGGCTCGCCGGTTCGGCTTTCCGTATGTTCGGCATGGGCGCAATGTGGGCCGGGCGGGCCATGCTCATGAACCCGATCGGCCTTGCCATTACGGCGATCGTCGTCGTGATCGCGGGCGCGGCGTATCTGATCTACCGCTACTGGGACCAGATTCGCGCGGGCGCGGTGTGGGCGTGGGACGGCGTGCGCGGCGCAATCGGCGGCGCGCTGTCGTTCTTTGCGGGATTGCCCGCGCAGTTTGCGACGTTCGGCTCGAACATCATTTCAGGGCTCGTGAACGGTCTGACGAACGGCCTCGGCACCGTGAAGGATGCAATCGTGAACGTCGCGAGCTCCACGGTCGCATGGTTCAAGGAAAAGCTCGGCATTCACAGCCCGAGCCGCGTATTCGGCGAGCTCGGCGGATTCATCAGCCAGGGCGCTGCAATCGGCATGGAAGGCGAGCAGGGGCGTATCGCGAAAGCAGCGGTGGGCCTCGCGGCCGTCGCCACAACGGCATTCGGCGCGCCCGCGTTCGCGAACGGCGTCGGCATGGCCAACACCGTGGGCGTACCACTCGTGCGTCCGACCACGCCGATTGACCGACGCGCGCCGATCACGGCCGCGAGCGGCGGCGCGGGGGCAACTGTTGCGGCGGCCGCCGGTCCTTCGCCGATCGTCATCCAAATCTATCCGCAGGCCGGTGACGATCCGCAGGCGATCGCACGCGCCGTCTCGGCCGAGCTCGACCGGCGCGAACGCATGAAGCGCTCGCGCGCCACGTCGAGCCTGTCTGACCACTAACCGGAGCCGAACCCATGCAAATGGCGCTCGACCAATTCGTTTTCAGCCTCTCGACCGTGCCGTATCAGGAGCTACAGCGTCAACGCAACTGGAAGCACCGCACGAGCTCGCGCGTCGGCACGCGCGACGCGAGCCAGTTCACCGGCGCAGGAGAGGACACGTTCACGCTGAATGGCGTCGTGGCGCAGGATAACGGCATCGGCACGGCCGCGTCGCTCAAGCAGCTCGCCGACATGGGCGACGAGGGCGACGCGTACGTGCTCGTCGATGGTACAGGCGTGGTGTACGGCGCCTACATCATTGAAAGTCTCAACGAGACGGGCCGGTATCACACCAAGGAAGGTATCGCGCGCAAGATTGAATTCAATCTCTCATTGAAACGCGTCGATGACGATATGGCGCTTGCCGTGAACGAACGGAAGGTGCAGTGATGGCCAATTCGAATAACGATCGGAATGCTAACGATTCAGTAAAACGAGCGGGACGCGTGCAACCGCAGGCGGATTACCGCGTGACGCTCGACGGCCGCGACCTTTCGCGCCTGATCGCGCCCGACCTCATCAGCCTGTCGCTCTCGGAGTCGCGCAGCGATGAAGCCGACACGCTCGATATCGTGATCGACGATTCGAAAAACAAATTCGCGATACCGAAGCGGGGCGCCGCGATCAAGCTCGCGCTCGGGTGGGTGGGTGAACCGCTCGTCGACAAAGGGACGTTCACGGTGGACGAAGTTGAGCACAGTGGCACGCCCGATATCATCACGATCCGGGCGCGCTCGGCGTCAATGACCGAAGCCATGCACGAGCGCCGCGAGCAGAGCTGGCACGCGCAGACGCTGGGCGCGATCGTGAAGGCAATCGCGGGACGGCACGAGCTCAAGCCCGCAATCGCGGCCGCGCTTGCGCAGATTGCAATCGCGCATATCGACCAGACGCACGAAAGCGATATGTCATTTCTGACGCGCCTCGCGAAGCGTTACGACGCGGTGATGAACGTCAAGGATCTGAACCTGCTTTTCATGCCGATCGGCACCGGCAAGACGGCGAGCGGCAAAGCTCTGAGCGTGCTGGAGCTCACGCGCAAGAGCGGCGACCAGCATCGCTATCACGTTTCGCAGCGCGAGAGCTACGCGGCCGTGCGCGCGCATTACCATTCGAACGGCAAGAGCAAACGCAAGTCCGTCATCGTGGGCGGCGAGAACAATCACAACGTCAAGGTGCTGCCCGAGGATTACCCGGACGAAGCGCAGGCGCGCGCGGCCGCACAGGCGGAGTTCAACCGGACGCAGCGCAGCCAGGCGACTTTCGATTACACGCTCGCGCGTGGCCGCGCCGAAATCTTTCCCGAGCTCCCTGTCACGGTTTCAGGGTTCAAGCCGGATATCGACGAAACGCCGTGGCTCGTGAAAACGGTACGGCACGAGCTCGGCGAAGGCGGATTCACGACGACGCTCTCGCTCGAAGTGCGCGACGATCCAACGTCCGACAAACACCGATCGCATTTCAGGCGTACGACTTGACTAGCGTGACATGACGCGATCGTCGGGTTTCAGCGGGACGGAAACAGATCGTCGACAATCTTGCGACCGGCGCTAAATCCGCCCATGATCGCGTCCGCTTCATTCGCAAACGGTCGGCCGCCGGACTCGCCAAAACGAAGCGGCGAAATGAGCGCAATGCTCGTCCCAGACTTGAACACGCGCACCACCGCCACATAACCCGGCTCGCTGCAATTGCGCTTGCCCTGAGCCATCAAGAAGTCAACCTCGACAGAAACCTCAAGCGTATAGCCGAGATATTCATAGCTTCGGCTCATGGACATGTCGCCTCCCAAGCTGCTTGAACCATGCCAGGGGTTTCGGAGCCAGCATTCGACGCTGGAAGTACGCGGGTTCGAAGGAGGGCAACGATTTCACGCGTCGGGACGCTTGTCAGGAGGCCTGAAACCTTGGTCTGGAGAAACCAGCGGCAGCGGACGATCTCGCGGCTCGCAACCGGTTCAACTTCGTCATGCGTCTCGAATAGGAAAACGTGATGCCGCTTGTTGATGCCGCCAAACTCGAAGAGATAGAGCAGCGGACCGCCTGCCATTGCCGTTTCCTCTAACAACTCGCGCTCAGCAGCCTGAATGGGCGTTTCGCCGCGTTTGATGGTGCCGCCAGGCAATGCCCAGCGGCCTCGATCCCTCGCAACAAGCAGGATATGGCCACGCTTGCGGCAGACGATAGTTGCTCGATCTTTCATTCCGTGCAGGTTTGCGTTCGCAAAAGGTCGCAGATTATCGCGCGACGGGCCGAGAGAAAATATTCACCGCCTTTGTTTCTTTTATAATTTCTCTGCCGTCCCGATGCAACGCCCATCACGGTTTGAGGCACAACGCATGCCAACGTACGAATTCGAGCCCCTTGCTCTCAAGAGCGGTTCACCGCTCGTAGCTGATCGCTTTCTTATGACGTATCTGTGGGGCGCCAGTGAGTGCCTTTTACCGCCCGGTACGGTGATGCACTGGGCTGTTCTGCTGCACGAACGCGGCGACGACTTCGCGTCGCACGCGGCAGCGTGCCATTACTGGCTGTATGAGCACTATCAGGGCTATGACCACAACGGTCCGTCGAAGCAGCGACTATCCCAGAAACCCGATGCAGCCCATGTACACGAAACCGACCGAAATTCAGGTTGATGGCCGATGGTAGGCAGGCGGCCCGTTGTCCGTAAGTAGGCGTCCAGAGCGCCACGATTTCGGGATTTCGAGCGCGAGCACTCGCCAGCGCACCAGCACGTCGGCAAACGTACCTTCGCGTTTCGCACGGCGAATCTTGTCCACGACGTTCCAGCCGCGAACGTAAAGCGCGAAACTGCGTTGGCTTGATAGGAAATGTGGGGCGTGAACGCCGACCCATGCGAGCAGCTCGGCGGGCGGCACGTCGGGCGCGGCGGGGTCCGGCTCGATATTGGCCGTCAAACCAACATCAGAATCGTCAGTTCGGGTTTCGGCTGGGGCGGCGGCTGTTTCGCGTTTCAGAAGACGCAGGAGCTCGATGCGATGCCAAGGGATCGGCGAGCGGCCGGCCACGTAATTGCGGACGGTTCGGGTGCAGCAGCGCAGCGCCTCGGCGACACGGGCGATTGACAGACCGTCTGTCAACGTCAGGAAGTCGGAAAGTTCGCCGTGTCTGGGCGCTGCGGAAATCAT